AAGAGCTGGATGGACAGGTGGTCGAGGGGCTGGAGGGCGCGCTTTGGCGAGCCCAGGATCTGTTGCGGGCCCGGGGTCCTCGGCCCGACCATCTGGATCAGGTGATTGTCGCGGTTGATCCTCCGGCCAGCGCGGGCGGTGATGCCTGCGGGCTGGTGGTGGCCGGACGGCTCGAAGAACGCGGCTATGTGCTGGCCGATCTGACCTTAAGTGGAGCTTCACCGCTCGGTTGGGCCGGACGGGCGGTGCAGGCGGCCAAGGACTTTGACGCGGCCTTTGTGGTCGCAGAAGCCAATCAAGGCGGCGACATGGTGCGCACCGTCCTAACCATGGCCGGTTGTCCCGTGCCGGTGCGTCTGGTCCATGCGCGCCTTGGCAAAAGGGCCAGGGCCGAGCCGGTAGCCGCCCTCTATGAGCAGGGCCGCATCACCCATTGCGGGGCCTTCGGGGCCTTGGAGGAGGAGTTGATGGCGCTGGGCACCGAGGGGATGGATCACAGCCCTGACCGCGCCGACGCCCTGGTCTGGGCCCTGTCCGAACTGTTGCTGAACCGGCGTGCCAGCGCGCCAAGACTTTCGGTGCTCTGAGCCGAACCGCCGATCTAGAGGATGATTGAGATGGCCCTATTTCGACGCGCCCAAAGGCGTGATCGCGCTCCTTTGCCTGAAACCAAGGACAGCAAGGTTCAGCGCCTGATCGCCCTGACCCTGTCGGGCCGTCCGCAATGGACCCCGCGCAACTATGAGGCCTTGGCGCGCGAAGGCTTTGCCCGCAATCCGGTGGCCTATCGCTGCGTGCGTCTGATTGCTGAGGCCGCCGCCTCCGTGCCCCTGGTCGTGTTCGAGGCCGGACGGCGCAGTCCAAATCACCCCCTCATGCGCCTCTTGGAGCGTCCCAACCCAGAGCAGGGCTTGCCCGACCTGTTGGAGGCCTTCTTTGGCGCTCTTCAGACCGCCGGTAATGGTTATCTGGAGGCGGTGCAGGACGATCAGGGCCAGCCGTTCGAGCTCTATGCCCTGCGCTCCGATCGCATGAAGGTGGTGCCGGGCGCGCGCGGCTGGCCCGAAGCCTATGACTATTCCGTAGGCGGACGAAATGTCCGACTGACCCGCAATGGTGACGGCTGGATGCCGGTCCTGCATCTGAAACTCCTCAATCCTCTTAACGACTATTACGGCTTTTCGCCCCTCGAGGCGGCTGCCTTTGCGGTGGATGTGCACAATGCGTCGGGGGCTTGGAACAAGGCCCTGCTGGACAATGCTGCGCGTCCCTCAGGGGCCCTAGTCTATGGCGGCGGCGAGGGCGGCGAGCGGCTCACTGATGAGCAGTTTGAGCGCCTCAAGGCCGAGCTGACCGAGACCCACAGCGGCACAGGGGCCGCGGGCCGTCCCCTGCTGCTCGAAGGCGGTCTGGACTGGAAGCCCATGTCGCTCAGTCCCGCCGACATGGATTTCATCGATGGCAAACATGCGGCGGCGCGTGAGATCGCGCTGGCCTTTGGTGTGCCGCCGCCTCTGCTCGGCATTCCGGGCGACAGCACCTATGCCAACTTCAAGGAGGCCAATTCCGCCTTCTGGCGCCATGCCGTTGTGCCCCTGACCGAGCGGCTGGCCAGAGCTCTGACCGGCTGGCTGGGCGCGCAGTTTGCCGATGTTCGGATTGGCTGTGATCTCGACGCGGTTCCGGCCTTGGCCCCCGAGCGCGAGGCCCTGTGGGCAAGGCTTGAGGCCGCAACCTTCCTGACCCCGCAAGAGCGCCGTCAGATGGCGGGGCTGGGTGACGGGACTGTGGTCAAGGATGCCGCCCCATGATGGCCCGCACATCCACCACCCCGCGCTGGCGGCTTGATCGACAGATCACCACAGGGGTCATTTTGGCCGCCGTGCTCCAGACCGGCGGTCTGCTGATCTGGGCCGGAAAGGAAGCGGCGCGGGTCGATCTCATCGAGCGCCGACTGGAGGGCCAATCAAGCGTCTCCGAACGACTGGCCCGCCTTGAAGAACAGGTCGCCGGGGCCCGCGCCGCCTTGGAGCGAGTCGAGCGCAAGCTGGACCGGGTGGAGGGACACTGATGGCTGACGCCTTTCAAGGTGATCTGCAGATCGAGGGCTATGCCTCGCTGTTCTGGACCCGCGATCTGAATGATGACGTCACCGCCGCCGGGGCCTTTGCCGCGTCCCTGCGCCGGACCGGACCTGAGGGTCTACGGATGCTGCACCAGCATGATAGCCGCGCGCCGATTGGCGTCTGGGATCAGGTGACAGAGGACGAACGCGGCCTGTTCGTCCGGGGGCGGATCTTAGGTCTGACGCCAGAAGCGCGGCTTTGCGCGGCTCTCGTGCGCGCCGGTGCGCTGGACGGCCTGTCCATCGGATTTCGCACCCTCAAGGCCCGCCCCGATGAGAGCGGACGGCTACGGGTGCTCACCGAGGTGGAGCTTTGGGAGGTGTCGATCGTGACCTTCCCCATGCTGCCAACGGCCCGGATCCGCCAGTTCCAAACCCTTCAACCGCAGGCGGCCTAGGCCCTCTGTCTTTGCCTTCTCAAACCCTGGAGTGACCATGACCCAAGAGAACAAGCAGGTGGCCCATTCACCTGAAACCCGCGCGGCACTGCATGAGGTGCTGGCGACCTTTGAAGCCTATAAGGCCAGTAACGATCAGCGGCTCAGCGCCATCGAGACCAAGCGCGCTGACATCTTGCTCGAGGAACAGCTCGCGCGGATTGACGCCAGTCTGACCGCCGCGCAAGGCCGGTTTGATCGCGCCTCGGCGGCCCTGCGCCGTCCGTCGCTCGGTGCCGATCCTCGTTTGGCAGAACCAGACGAACGAAAGGCGGCTTGGCATGGCTATGTGAAGTCCGGCGCGGTGGCGGCGTCCTTGATCGAGGCCAAGGGTCTGTCGGAGGGAACCGCCACGGCGGGCGGCTATCTGGCCCCGCCGGAGTTGGAACAGCAGATCTTGCGTCGCTTGGCCATCGGTAGCCCCATGCGCGACATCTGTCAGGTCCAGACCATTGGTGGATCGGTCTATCGCAAGCCCGTTTCGACCGCCGGCCTAACGGCCAATTGGGTCAGCGAGACGGCATCACGGGCAGAAACCACAGCCCCGACGCTGGATATTATCGATTTTCCAGTCAGCGACCTCTATGCCGCGCCCGCCGCGACCCAGGCCCTTCTTGATGATGCCCTGGTCAACATAGACGAATGGCTGGCCTCCGAGGTGGAAGATGCTTTCGCCGCTCAAGAAACCACGGCCTTCATCAATGGTACGGGCACCAACCAGCCCAAGGGACTGCTGAACCATACGATCGTCGCAGAGACGTCTCACGCTTGGAACAAGATTGGTTATCTGGCCACGGGCGTCGATGCGCTCTTCCCGGCGACCAACCCGACCGACAAGCTGATCGATTTGGTCTATACGCCAAAGGTCCAGTTTCGCCCCAATGGCCGGTTCATGATGAACCGTAAGACGGTTTCAGCCGTTCGAAAGTTCAAGGATAGCACCGGCAACTATATCTGGAATGCGGCGCTGCAGCCGGGGGCGTCAGCGACCCTATTGGGCTATCCCGTCGCCGAGATTGAGACCATTCCCGACATGGCGTCGAACAGCTATTCCGTCGCCTTTGGAGACTTTCAGCGCGGCTATCTGATCGTGGATCGGGCGGGCATTCGGGTCCTGCGCGACCCCTATAGCTCCAAGCCCAATGTCCTTTTCTACACAACCAAGCGCGTCGGTGGTGGGGTTCAGAACTTTGACGCCATCAAGCTCTTAAAGTTCGGCGCCACCTAAATTCCTTGCCTCCCCCCAACTGTCTTCGCACCCGGTTTTGGCCGGGTGCGAAGGCCTCTTTGATCCATTTTCAGGGACCCTTCCCATGACCCTTCAAGTCCTCGTGCCCCCTGCGGCCGAGCCTGTAACGCTGGATGAGGCCAAGGCGGTCCTTCGGGTGACGGACGCTGGCGAAGATGCCTTGATCCAGCGGCTGATCCGCGCCGCGCGCCAGCGGATCGAAGCGGCGCTGGGCTTGAGCCTGATCACCACCACCTATCGCGAAACCCTCGATCTTTGGAGCGATAGCCTCACCCCCAATGGCTATATCCGCCTGCAGAGGGGTCCGCTGCTCGGTGTGGACTGGGTCAAGATTGCGAACGCGAACGGGACCCTCGATACGCTCGACCCGTCTCGTTACCGCTCACGCCTCGATAGTCGTCCTGGGCTGGTCGTCCCCCTTGGCGCAGGCCTACCGTCGTCTGCTCAGCCTGTCGGGGGGCTCGAGATCACCTATCGCTGCGGCTTTGGCGATAGGGCCGAGACTGTACCAGAGCCCCTGCGCCAAGCGGTCTTGGCCCTGGTGGCCCACAGTTTTGAACATCGTGAGGCGGCAGAACTGCCCCTCGCCCTCGTCGAGCCTTGGCTCGCGCCCTTCCGGCGGGTGCGGCTGTGATTGCGTCTCGCCGCGTCCTCGCGACCCTTTATGCGGTCACAGAGACCCAAACCGCGTTCGGCGGTCAGGCGCGAAGTTGGACCTCCCTTGCCACCCTATGGGTCAGCCTGTCTCCAATCAGCACGAACCTCGTTGCCAACCCCAATCAGCCGCCGCAGCAGCGCGAACAGGTGAGGGCACAGGCGCGGGACATGGCTGTCGTCGCGGTCGGACAGCGCCTTTCGATTGGCCCGCGTCACTGGCGGATCACCGCTGTGGATCGCGGTCAGCCTGAGCCCGGCCTGATGGTCCTTGATCTTGAAAGTGACGCGACATGAGCCTTGATCCCGAACGGGCCCTGCAACTGGCGCTGCTCACCAAACTCAGGGCCAATACCGATCTGGTGGCCCTGCTCGGCAACCCGCCGAGGGTCTATGACGAGGCCCCCGCCGATCCGGTCTATCCCTATGTCAGCCTGGGCCGCAGTGAGACCCGGCCCTGGGGCGGACTTGACGCCGAAGGTCTGGAGCATGTGCTGAGCCTGACGGTCGTGTCGGTCTTTGGCGGCTCGGAGGAGGCCAAGGCGGTGATGGCGCTGGTGCGGCTGAGCCTGCACGGGGCCGCGCTCAGTCTCGACGGCCATCGCCTGATCAATCTGCGTGTCACCTATGCCGACCTCTTTAAGGCGGCCGATTGGCGCTCGACCTTTGGCGTCCTGCGCCTTCGGGCCGTCACCGAACCTCTCAATCCCCCATCCTAAAGGAGCCCCCCATGGCGGCGCAAAAAGGCAAGGATATTTTGCTCAAGATCGGCGATGGAGCCCCTTCGGAGAGCTTCACCTCCGTCGCGGGCCTTCGGGCGCGGACCCTGTCGCTCAATGCCAAGTCGGTGGATGCCACCGATTCTGACAGCGCCGGTCGTTGGCGCGAATTGCTGGCCGGCGCAGGCGTTCGGTCCGTGGCGGTCAGCGGGTCTGGAGTCTTTCGCGACAGTGCCGCCGATGCCCTCGTGCGCGATGCCTTCTTTGCGCAGGACGCGCGCAATTGGCAGCTCATCATCCCCGATTTCGGCACCCTCAAGGGGGCGTTCCTGATCGCCAGTCTGGACTATGCGGGCGACCATGAGGGCGAGGTGACCTTCGCCCTGTCGCTGGCCTCGGCCGGTCCCGTTAGCTTTACGGCGTCCTAGCGATGGGCGCTTTGGTTGCGAACCGTGCGCGAGGCCAGGTGATCCAATCCGTCGGCGGCATCCCCCGGCGGCTGCGCTTGACCCTCGGGGCCTTGGCCGAGTTGGAAACTGCCTTTGGTTTGGAGGGCTGGGAGGCCCTGTCCGAACGGCTGCGCGCCCTGTCGGCTAAGGACATGCTGTTGGTCCTAGCAGCCCTTCTGCGCGGGGGCGGTGAGGATCAGGCCGCAGCGGAACTGGCCTCTCTTCCGGTCGATTTTCGGGAAGCGGCGCTTGCGGTCGCGGCAGCCTTTATGGCGGCGGGCGAGGGGTGAGCCCTTGGCCAGATCTCTTGCGTCTTGGGGTCCTTCGCCTTGGCCTGTCGCCCGATGAGTTTTGGCGGTTGTCCTTGGCTGAATGGCGGGCCCTGACCGCTGCGCCGCCGCAGGACGCCCCTTTGAGTCGCCCTGAACTTG